TTTTGGCTCAAGGCCGTCGTGCCTTGTCCTGCCTGGTCTGTCGTGACCGGGCGCCTCTTTCCGCCGTCGCGCGGTGGCTGGGAGCTAGGTTCTGAAACACGCGGAGCATTCAGATCGCCGACTTGCTGCTGTCGGCATGACTTCGCTTGGCAACACGCTGGATGCGGTCGCACGCGCCCTGAAAGGGAGTGCCCTCGGGCACGCGGCGACTTCGTTAGACCGCGGCGTTAACGCCGCGGGCTCGCATGTGGCACGCCAAGTGGCGCGCGAATGCCTGAACCTAGGTGGCTACCAGGGGATTGCGGCTAGTACCGTGACTACTAAGCTTCCCCTGTCCCAGCAACAAAAAGCGTGCACCACGGCCGCTCTGCCGACATCTACTGCAAACTACTCTGCTGAGATGATGACACACTTGAAGACACTCATGGATCTCTCTTATCTTCAAGTGCTCCCTGACGGGACAGAGCGCGCCGTGATTGGCGGGGACGAACGATCACCATTCATCAAGATGCCGGTAATCTGCCGGGTGGTGATCCCAGTCCCTGCCTCAGGTCTGGAGACAACACTGGAACTCCTGAACCCCCAACGCAAGGAGCTGACGTCGGCGTTGCCCGACAAGCTACAGAACGAACGAGCTGTCATGAACGTGTTGGACTCGACCGGGACGCCAATGAGGGCCCTGCTCATCGCCAAGGCGGTGTTCGGGGAGGATGGCACCCGCGCAATGGTCAACCCGCTCCTCTACGACATGGAGAAGCGCGGCCTGGTTGAGTACGACCGCCTGGACAAGCTCTGGACCGCCAAGATGACAATGGTCGACTGGTTCCACCACCACGCAGTCCAAGAGGACTTCAGCGATGGCGAGCTCGACGGCATGAGCGTCCTCGATGACGTACGCGCCGCCCGCGAGGGAGACCCCGCGGCACGAGACAACTTGCTAGCTGGAGGACTGGGCTTCGTGGCGGAGACCGTGATGTCAGAAGTGAACGACACGATGACACTGACGCAGCGCGGACGTGCTGAGCGTCGTGCCGCACTGGCGGCAGCCGAGACAGTGAACGAGATGCACGAGAAGATTGCGCATCAGGGTGTGAGGTCTGACCTCAGCAGCTTGTACAATTGCTTGCTGCCGTCCACCCATTGCCTTCTCCCGTTCCGTGCATGCGCCGACAAGGCGCGCCAGCTGTCTGACTGCCTCAGCACGTGCACGAAGCAATGCATGAAAGTGCTAGTGGTCAACGCCGCCAACGTGCGGTCGACACTCTACATGGACCTGGTCCTGGACGCCAAGGCAATCCACGACCTCGAGTCCCTCGTGAATGGCACCCGCAACCGCGGACCGGAAGCCAAAGCCCCGTCTTACCACGGGATGCGCTTCGCGAATGTCATTCCCGAGGTCACCGAGGCCACTCTCGGACAGCGCAGCTACTACGGAGCTGCCGTGAACATGGTCGGCGCTGCCATGATGATGAACTCCCACACCGGGAGTGCCAAGTTCTACACGCGGCTGACGGGTCACTCCCACATTGTGACCCCCGCGGTACGGAACCAGGCAGCGCAGATCCTCCGAGAGGTCGAGGAGACCCAAGGCTTGCTGGACCAACTGGGCCGGACGGAGTGCCGTTACCCCACGGTGATGCCGACAGTGGACATCAAGGGCCTGTCCCCGGAGTACTCAGCCACGGTGGATGAAGACGCCATCGCTGAGCTCTTCGAGGCCCGCCAGTCCCGGGGGGAATGCAACGCGATCCCAGCAGGCATCAGCCTGCTCGCCGCGCAGCCCCCGCTTGACCACAAGCACCCGCTGACGCAGATGAGCGCGGTGGTTCGCCACCTCTGCGATGCCAACTACGAGATCGGGTACGAGGGCATCTTCAACGCGCTCCACAACCACTTCAAGACGTCGAAGAAGACACTTCCTGACACCTACTTCAAGGCCTTCGATCACTTCGAGGAAGCATGCCTCAAGGCCGTGGAGAAGCTACCGAAGCCCGAAGCGGGCTGGTTCGCTGATGTGGAGACCATGTCCTCGGACAAAGTGACCGAGGCCCACCTCCACGAGATGTTCGACACCTTCAAGCCGGTGAACGGGCTGGGACACAACGAGTTCATCGAAGCTGGCGACCGCATCCTTGTGACGCTCTTCTGCAAGAGGGGCGAGAACTCGGACCGCGCCCGCTTCATCTCGCAGCCCCTCGGCATGAAGGACCGTCTGCACCACTCTGCGAGGAGCCACCTCGTCAAAGTGTGTGAGCAGATCTTGTTCGACGTAGGCGGACACTGGAGCATCAAGGGTCTGTCCGACCACGGTAGGCGCGTCAAGATGGGGGAGCTGCTCTCGCACCTCCAGGACGACGACCACGTGTTCGGCTGGGACAAGAAGGCCAACGACTCGTGTTGGAACTGGCACATGTACCGCAGGGTCGCCCAGTTCGCCGTGAAGCTCGCCACGCATCTGATGGGTGGGCCGGACGTCATTGCAGACGCCTTCGGAGGTGACGATACCGCTGACAGCAGGCGCGTACGTCTCAGATCGCAGTTCATCCTGCTCGTGTCTGAGATCGTCTGGCTGTTCTCCGGTCTCAACGACACCTCCTTCGGCAATCGCATCGAGGTCGCAGTGGAGAAGGTGCACAACGTGTACCGCTTCTACAACTCGCACCTCCAGCAGTTTCTGCAGGACATGTTCACCCCCGTGTTCCTCACTGACGTCGAAGACATCGGCGCCGCCTTCGAGGACGACCAGATGCACCCACTGGCGGTGCGACGCGGGCTGCCATGCTGGCGGGCAGACGCCCCCATCAAGTTCGTGGCAGAGGGCGACGACAACGCGGACGTGGTTCGCGCCAAGCATGTCTTGGAGGACGGGACCGTGATGTGGGACATCACGCGTGAGCAGATGCTGCGCATGGCCGTGCAATCCTCGGCAGAGTGCGGCATGATCCTCACCATCACGGCCACGAACTACAACCGCGGCAAGTCTGCGGTGCTCGAGTTCACGTCCCGAAGGTACTGCCTCGGCGCAGACGAGACCACCAACATCGCGGCGGAGATCCCGGAGCCGATCCGGAGCCTGGACAAGGCGGCGTGGATGAGCGCTGCCTCGTTCGGCATCAAGCAGGACGAGGAGGGTGAGGCCTGCGTGGTGCGCGACACCACGTACTATTCCTTGCTGGTCACGCGGTTCTTGGCGCTCGCCGAGTACAACCGCGAGGCGTTGTTCGCCAGGTACTTCCACCTTCAGCATGCGCTGTTCTGGCTTCGTGCGGGCCTTGACAGCAAGCAGCTGACGGCGGTGACCCGGCCCCAGTACGACGCCCGCGACCCTGAGATGCGAGGAATGGCCACGCCCGTGACCATGCCGCTCATCGAGTGGTACGAAGAGGTCCTGGAAAAGATCCAAGCCACCCCCGTGACCCGCAAGATGGTCTTCGGGGGCGCCGTGGCATGGAAAGACAGCTTGAACATCCCGGCCAACATCATCACGGTCGGGGGGGAGCTCTGGCGCCTCGACGACGCCATGTCGTCGCGCGTGCTCACCCAGGAGGACATCGACAGTCCGGCAGGTCTCCTGCTGTACTTGGACTCCTGGCTGATCACGCCGTTCGCCCAGAGCCGGCACACGCTCCGTGCGGCGCAGCTGCGCCGGACCATCATCGAGTGGTCGAGCATCCAGTGTGCCGTGTTCCCCGCAGCGGAAGTCATGCACCGCGTCAGCGAATTGCTCCACAAGATGAAAGCAAAGGGGAAGGAGGACCGCAGCTGCGGCACGAAGGCGAGCACCACAGCGGAGCCCGCCAAGAAGGTGGCGAAGGACGCCACAGCAAGCAGCAAACGGCAAGAGCAGAGCCTGCCCTGCCAGCAGCGACAGGGGAGCGGATCGTCCGCTTCCGGAAGCTCAGCTTCCTCGGCTGCCTCGGGGGCTTGCGCTGGGACGGGTTCGGCGGCGGTCAAGGGTGGAGACCGCAGCGCCGGAGGCAAGAAGCTCCATCGGGAGTACGCGAAGTGCTGGCGAGCCGTCGCGGAAGCCGAGAAGGGCGCCTCTGGCGCACGCTAGCTACTCCAGCTTCGGCTGGGGTGGCCTCCCAGCGTGGACATACACTGCCCGGTTGGCCACCGGGTGTGTGGGCGTCAGCCGTCCGTAGGGGGTCCCACAACGCTTGGGACTGGGCGGCACCACCATGTAAGTAGTACGCAAACCTTGGACAAGTTCGCGGAAAGAGGCGCTCGGGTTACGGGTGCTGTGCGTTTCTCTTCGCCAGCTGCTCTTGCGGTGGCCGACCCAAGAAGGTCGCCGCTTGAGACGCGTTGCGGGCTGTGGGGAGTCCGCGGTGTTTGCGTTGTGGTGAACGGGGATGGAAAGCGCGGATTGAGCCCCCGCGTCGTACGGAACCGGCCTGTAGACTTCGTACTTTCGCCCCTAGGGTTGCGGGACTGATGGGAGGACTGCTTGACTTAACTGACCGGCAGAAATCCGCCGCCGCTTCACGAAGGGCAAGGGAGGGAAGGGTAAGGGATGCCACATAGCTAACCGCGGGCGAGATGCCTGTCTCGCGGCCAGCCGATACCACTAGTCGGCAGCAGCACCCGCCGTAGGCTTGGACCACCTGCGGCGGACTGGTCAATGACCATACCGGCACACGTCCAATCAAGTCTCCAGACATCTATGCACGCAAGACCTGCCCTCCTGAGTCATGCCGAACAAGACTCAGCGACTGAAGGGGCCGCTGCCCGCGGCCAAGAAAGCTGCCAAGAAGAAGCCTCCGACGATGGACGTTTCTCGCCTCCAGAGGACCGATGGAAAGAAGAACCGTCACCTCACCAAGGATGGTGCCCGCTACCGTGTATCAGTGGCACAGGGTGTATCCGCGATGCGTGCGCGTGCCTACTGGAACGTGTTCACCAATCCGGAGCCGCCGCTGCTGTACACAAGCTATGGCAACTACACACCGGTGAGGTGCCAGATCAACGAAATCATCTCGTCCAACCCGGACCACGACACGATGATCTGGTGTGGGTACGCACCGAGCTCAGTGAGGATGATGAGCGTCCTTCTGAATGCTGGAGCGGGGATGTTGACGCCGACGCTCTTCGTCCCCCAAGCCTACATCGGTCTTACCGGGAACACCAACCCGCTTTTCATCCGGGCCTTGAAGATGTCGCTGGAAGTGAGCTGCCTCGGCGTCGCCGCTGGGACAGTTGCACCTGGTGAGGTGATGGTGTTGAGCACCGACAATGCCTTGCGGCTCAGCTACACGACCGGTGCCACACAAGGCTCCGCTGCTGCGCTGCCCACAGGCAACGTCCAAGTGCTTCGAGACATGATCCAGCAATCGAACAGGGTGCACGTGCTGCCTGCGGCTACCGCCCAGACGCAGCCGCATACCTTTGTCTCGGTTCCTGCGAGCTACACGGAGTACAACACCTACCGCAACTTCAGTTCGTCCTTCACCACAACCAACACAGTGGCCACCAACGAGGCGCTGCTCACTCTGTTGAGTTACGACGACGAGGACTACGAGATCACCAGCGGTACCTACGGCAAATCAGCCGGCTTCATCGGATCGCGAGGACCGTGCGGGGTTCAGGCCATGCGCCAGTTCCTCATCCTCATCAAGGCTACGCCCTCAGCCACCGTTCGGTGGCGGTTGCGACTCGGATTTCTCGACGGAGCGCGTTACGGATCTAACACGATCGGTAGCACGTTCGAGGTCCAGCCCAAAGCAGGCTCGGCGGCGACGGAGGAGTTCCTGCATTCCTCCATTGCTGCCATCTCTGGGTCGCCATCGCAGCCGGACGTCGGCTTTTCCTAGGGCACACCGCCCCTCGCCGCGATTGGGCGTGCGTACAGGGAGGCCTCGGGTACAGCTGTGGCGCATGGAGTGTTCGGTGTGGCCGGCACTACATCAGCTGCCTACGCTGCGCTCAACTGGCCTTACATCCTGGATCCGCTGTCCTCACCGGCGGGGCGGCGAGCAGAGTGGGAGTATCTCAGATCGTCTGAACCGGTGTACAGTTTCGCAGGGCACTCCTTCGGTGCCGTCATCGCGGACGCCCTCGGGAGCCGGTACCACAGACCAGCCATAGGATACGGGTCGCCTGTGCCTCTGCTACACGCGGAGGTGCGGGACAACATCGACCCGGTCGCGATCTTCTCCCTACCACAGGCAGCTTCTCACTTCAACCTTCAGCCTCGCTTCGGCCATTCGCTGAGTCAGTATGGACTACACGCATGACCAGGAGGGCGGGCCCGCAGGGGTGCTTCCGAAACCGAACATGAAAAGTGGAGCATTGGGGTGCAGCGTCCCCCCGGACCCGAGTTACTGGACCTTGCGCCGTCGTGCCAAGGGAAGCCAGCAGTGTGGCTACGGACTGATCCACA